GAGGTCGAGACGACTTCGTTCGGCAGTGGTGGTGCCGTCACTCGCGTCGGCGGGTTGCAGGACAACTCGGTGACGCTCGACATGCACCAGGACTACTCGGCCATTGAGGGCCTCGTGTATCCCCTGATCGGCTCGACGACTTCGCTCGTCATCAAGCCGAACGGTACCGCCGTTGGAACCGCGAATCCCTCGTATACCATGACACCGTTGGTTACCGAGTGGACCCCTGTAAATGGGGCTGTTGGAGAGCTCGCGACGGCCAGCGTCACATGGGCCGTTTCCGGCACGGTAACGAAGGCTGTTGCATAACTCATCGCACCCAGTAGGGTGCTAGTTGGAGGGAATGAGAGATGGAAGTTCAGTTCAAGATCAAGCCGAAGGGTGGCGTCGCCGAGACGGTTACGGCCGAACTCGTCGACGTCATCGCGTGGGAAGAGAAGTACCAGCGCCCCTCGACGGAACTCGGCGGCGATAACATCTTCGCTCGCGATTTTGTCTGGCTCGCCTGGCACGCTCAGCACCGCACCGGCAAGACGACGATGGAGTTCATGGATTGGGTCGCTACCCTCGAAGATATCGAAGGTACCGAGTCCGCCCCTTTAGAGCCCTCGGAGAATCCTCCAGCCATTGGCTGATCGCTAGCCTTGCCGTTGAGACGGGCATCGCTCCGAGTGTTCTAGTCGTCCAGTCTGAGCGTATGCTGTGGACAATGCTCGGATATATCAGATGGCGAAGCGTTCACTCGCAGAGGCAATAACATGGCGCAGCCGTACAGCGTAAAGGGACTAGGCGAAGTGATGCAGGTATTGCAAGGCATCTCGCCTGAGCTTGCAAAGGAGGCGCGCAAAGAATTCAAGACGGGTGCTCGTCCCATTGTGAATGCGATTCGTTCCGCGTTTCCCGAGGTCGCGTTGTCGCGTTGGAGTGCGCCTAAGCAGACGGGCGCTCCTGGCAGTGTCGAGCGTTCTGGTGCTGCACGCTTGCCAGCGTATAAGGCTAGTGAGGTGCGGCGTAAGACGAACGTCAGCGTGCAGAGTAAGCGGCGCCGCGACACGGGACAACGGACGCTGCTGATCCGTATCCGGTCGAGTAGTGCCGCCGTTGACGCGCTCGACATGGGCGGCAAGGTTAGCAATTCGCAATTCACTCGCAACATGATTGCGAAGCATGGCAAGCCGTCGCGATTCATCTGGCCGACGGTTGAGAAGTACGAGCCGCAGATCGAGAAGACGATCCTAATGGCACGAGAGAGTATGACGCGTACGGTGAATGCTCAACTCCGGCAGCGGTATTCTGGTGGCCGATTGTCGCGGGCTAGTAGTCGCGCTACGGGCCTCTAGGCAGGGCAGGTAGAATACTCGTATGCCTATCGTTGTCCCGATCGTAAGTGATACGTCTGGCCTTACGCGCGGCCTGCGTGGTGCTGGTAGTAATCTCGCAAAGTTCGGAAAGATCGCTGCCGTAGCGATTGGCGTTGGCGTTACGGCCGAACTCTATAAGAGCGTGAAAGCAGCTGCCGCTGCGGAGAAGTCTACGCAGGCCCTCCGTGGCCAGTTAGAAACGCTCGGCAAGAGTGATGATGTTCAACGCCTGCAAGATCAGTTCACACAGTTGGCGACGACGCTAGGCGTCGACGATGAGGCTGCGTCGCGCGCGTTCACTTCGATCCTTCGTCTGACGGGTGACTCGACGAAGGCGATGGAGGGATTGAATCTCGCCCTCGACCTGTCAGCAAATACGGGTTTCGCGGATCTTGAGAAGAATGCGATGCAGGTCGCCAGGGCGATGAATGGCAATACGCGCCTGTTCAAGCAATTCGGTATCGTCGTCGACGAGACTACGACAAAGGAAGAAGCCCTAGCCATTGTCCAGGGCCGCGTCCAAGGACAGGCAGAATCGTTCGGGGCTAGTGCTACTGGTTCGTTCCAACGCTTCAACGAGGCCGTCGAGAATCTCCGCGAGAACATCGGCGGTCCCCTCGTTGTCGCGCTAGCGTCGGTCGCCGGTAAGGTTGCCGCGTTCGTCAATACGTTCCGCGAGCAGCCGACCCTTGACGCGAAGATCCGTCTAGTCGTCGGCTCAATTGGAAATATCGCGTGGCAGGGCATTCGTAGTCTGTACGCGTGGTGGGATACGCAGGGCCGAACAGAGTTGCCGGCGCGAGTCGTTCTGATCCCGAGCGGTCGTCAACAATTCGACACGTTCTTTAGCGGCCTTGAGAAGGATGCTCGAGCTCTCGGTAATCGTATGGGCCGCGGTGCCGTGGAAGCGTTCATCGGATTGTTCTCGTCCGAGGGCCGCTCGAAACTAAAGAGCACGGCTAGTAGTTTTGCCGAGTCGTTTACAAGTGCTGCCGAAATATTCTTTCGTATTACTGGCACGACGATCTTGCAGGAGATTACGGCCGGCATGTTGGAGGGCGCCGGCGCCGCGATGAAACAGGTCGCGCAGGCGCTAATCGATGGCATTGTCAATGGGTTCAGAGATGCGCGTGATTCGCTTAGTCGTCCTTTGCAGAAAGTTGTAGACGCTGCGCTAAGTCGTAAGGGTAAGGTCAATAAGTCGAACATTATTACGGCGACCGTCCAGGCTGCCATTCAGGACGCTCGGAAGCAACTCCAGTCGTTCGGTTCTAGCCTCGTCGCGTTCATGTCGCAAAAGCGTTCCGCATTGTTGCGGCTAGTCGACGGTAGTAATGCTGCCGAGATCACGGCAGAACAGCGCCGTATCGAAGATCAGCGATTCACGATCGCTGAGAAGGCTGCGCGTGACGCGCTCGCATTGGCCGAGGATAAGACAGAGGCCCAGCTAGATCTAGACCAGCTTCTCCTAGATCGCGGCATTACGCTGCGGGATCGCGCACTGCAGGACGCTGAGGATTCTGACAAGAAGACTATCGACAATCTCATCGAGCAGTTCAATCGCGGATTGATCTCGGCTGAGAGTTTCTCTACCCAGTTGAAGGCGCTGATCGGTTCGGACTTTGGTAGCGAGTTGGGTATCGCATTCTCTGGCGCGTTCACTCGCGAATTGCAGAGCGTCCTTGACCTCGTCACGGATATCCAGAAAGTGGCAGGCGCTGGCAGTCCGATCGCTCCGGAAGCGCCTGGCGTGTCGAACGTTCAGAAAGAGGAGAACACGCGACGCTATAACGAGGCGCTGGCAAAGTATACGACGGCGCGTGCTGCACGATTGAAGGCTGCTCAGGATTTCCGTAAGCGTGCAGGTAGTGCGGGCGGCGATAAGATCACGCCGGCCGAGGCTGCAGAGATCAAAGAGATCATGAAGAATTGGGACGCTGGCAACCCGAAGCCGCAGCGTTCAGCGTTCGGTTTGGCGCGTGGTGGCATTCTGAAGCAGCCGACGTTCGTGGCGGGTGAGGCTGGTCGGGAGGCTGTCATTCCGCTCGAGTCGTCTAGTGCAATGAAGATCCTACGAGACGCCATCGGTGGTGGTGGTGGATCGACAGTTGTGTATAACCTCGTCGTGAATGCTGGCCTGGGTACTGATCCTGATGATCTCGGCCGGGTAATCGTGGAGAGCATCAAGCGATTCGAGAAGCGCAACGGCCAAGCCTTCTCTGCGCCTCTCCTGAGTGTGACGCAGAATGTGGCGGGCCAGACTGCGACGGGATCAGCTAAGACGGACTTCAATCGCGTGACGACGCTCCGAAAGGGCTAGCATCGTGCCGGCTCCCGAAGTTCTCGTCCAGCTCGGCGGCAGTGGCACCGCATTCTATGACGTGACAGACGAGACGACGAGTGTCACGATCACTCGAGGATTGTCGCGCGAGTTGGATCGCTTCACAACGGGCAGCGCCGGATTATCTTTCACGAATCAAACGCGCGCATTCGATCCGTTCTACTCTTCGTCGCCGTATTATCCGAACGTCAAGCCTCGCAAGGCCGTGAAGATCTCTACGATCATTGGCGCGTCTACGGCTGTCCAGTTCACCGGCGTCGTCGAGGATTGGACACTCGACTATGAGGTCGAAGGGAACGCGACCGCGTCGGCCGCTTGCGTCGACGGATTCATCCTATTCGGTGGCCAACAATTGTCGGCTCATACGGCGACGGCGCAGACAACGGGGCAGCGTATCGGCGCAGTGTTGGATCGGACGGAGGTTGCGTGGCCGGCGGGGTTGCGTGATCTTGACACGGGCGCGCAGACACTCCAGGCCGACGTGGTCGAGGATGGACGCGAAGTGCTCGAATACTTGCAGCTCGTCGCCGCGTCCGAACCGGGCCTTCTCTTCATGTCAAAATCGAATCAAGTCGTATTTAGGGATCGGAACACGGCGGCGGGCGCTGCGGGTAGCGTCATCCTGTCGGATGCTGGCACGGCCGTTCCGTATACGGACATCGAAGTTTCTTACGGCACGGAACTCCTATTCAATCGCGTAGGCATCACACCGATCGGACTAGAAACACAACTCGCGTCAAACGCGACGAGTCAAACCGAGTACGGCGTACAGAGCCTCGAACTAAACGGGCTCCTACTCCCGACGGGGGCGCAGGGTACAACGGATGCGTCTGCCCTTGCCGCGTACTTCGTAAAGAAGTACGGGGACCCGGATCTCCGATTCAACACGATTAGCGTCGAGCTAGCCGCGCTCGGCACTGCGGACCAGACGCGACTCCTCGCCGTCGAGTTGGCCGACATCGTAACCGTCGAGTTCCAACCACAAAAGATTGGCACGCGAATCACACAACCGTGTCAGGTGATTGGGATTAGGCATCAGATCCGTCCGAAGCAGCACACCATACAATTCTCACTAGCATCCACGGACACCATCGCATTTGTTTTTGGTTCGTCGAGTGATGCGACGGCGAACCCTATCAGCCTATTCGCAGGCGGAGCGTTCGCCGGTTCTCCATTCGGACTGTAACGAGAGAGGGTAGAATACTCGTATGGCTTACACTGCTCCAGGGACCGCCGTT